ATTAACATCTTTCTATACAAATATATTGACAAACAATGGTATAACTATTCCTGCTTACACTTATGGTAACAGAAGTTTACCGACTGGTCTTGGTGGTGGATTAAATCCTGCTGATCAGATATATGGATTATCATCAGGTGCATCTGGAGAAGTTGAAACAGTAACTGTTAACGAAGGTAAGATTGTTAAGATCTATAAGAGATTACGTATTACTGGTGATATTACAGATGCTGCTGATCAGTTAGTAACTCTTCAGCCACCATTTACTATGAACGAAGTTGTTCAGAAGTTTGGTGATGCTGCTGTTAATGGTACTGTATATGGATTCCATTATGATGATAACTTCAAGTATCTTGATGTTGTCGTAACTGGAGGAACTTGGGCAGTTGCTGATGTTGTAGTTGGTCAAACTTCTAACGTTAAGGGAACTGTATCAGCTATAGAAGATCGTATTCATATCATTGATCTTAAAGGTTCATTTGATTCTGATATCCCATTCAAGGGATATGATAGTGGTGCTGAAGCAACTCCTATAGTATTTGCAAATACAGAAGCTGCTGTACTTGATAATACTGGTGGTACTTTAACAGTTGATACTGCTTCAATGACCGCATTGTTTGAACATACTTCTGTTGTTTATCCAGAAGTTTCTAGACAATATATCGAAGTAAGTAAGTTTGCTGGACTTGATATTACTGTTGGTGACAGAGTTGCATCTGCTGGATATACTCGTCTTGGTATAACGGTAGTAAGTGGATTGAATCAATTCACTGTTGGTAACAGACTTTATAAGGTTAATGGTGGTATTCAAGACTTTAATACTTGGGGTATTATTACAGAGGTTGATTTAAGTAGCAACTTCATATACGTTGCTGAATATCAAGGTAACTTTGCTAATGGTGATCTCGTAGGTGACTATGGCATAGGAAATAACTTCCCAGTTGGTTATGCATCTGTTATAACAAGAGTTGTATATACTGGACAAGCAGCAGCATTGGTACAAGATATAAGAACAGTTGGAATTAATCAGAGACTTTATCTAAGTGATATTAGAGGAGCATTTGATTTGAAAGATTATGTTATTAGTAAGGATGGATATAGAGCTGCTGTTATGTCCAAGGTTGATTTGGTCGCACGTGTGAAGAGAGCATTCAAAGGATTTGATGGTGAAACAACAATATTCCCATTATCAATTGATAACGGTACACAGTACTTACCAGATCCTGCAGGTCATCTTCTCGTATTCGTTAATGGTATTCTACAACCTCCAGGTGGTACTAATGCATATACCGCATATTCAGATAAGATCCAGTTTACAGAAGCACCAGAAGAGGGTGCATCATTCACAGGATTCTACGTAGGTAAGTTAAGACAGTTGGATGATATTTCATTCGAGTTTGACTCCTTACGTCAGTCATTCAACCTCAAGCGTAATGATGTATTCTACTCACTAACGCTTACAGACGGTGTTCAATCATCTACAATACGTCCAGAAAACAATATTGTTGTTTCTCTGAATGGTGTTATACAGGAACCAGGCGTAGGTTTCGAGATTGTTGGTTCACGTATTATCTTCTCTGAAGTTCCTCGTGTAGGTTCAACATTCGTTGGATTCTCCTACGTTGGTTCTGAGGCAGACGTTGATGCTGCTGAGGTTGTACCTCCAGTTGAACCAGGTGACTTTATTGACATCCAAGGTGAGACTGCAGACAGAGAGGTTGCTGTTATTGAGTCTTCAAACTCCTTAATCACCTTTGACTATCTTGGATCAGTCTTTGGTAAGGATGCTAAAGGACAAGCAAATCTAACTTCAGGATACATTGAGCAAGTACAGGTCACCTTTGGTGGATCTGGTTATACATCTAGACCAAATGTAAGGGTTGACTCTATATCTGGTTTTGAAGGTACTATCAATGCTCTAGTCGGTGTTGCTGGAGTGGAAATTAATTCTCCTGGTTCTGGATACGCAAAACCAGACATCTCAGTTGAAACAACTGTACCAGATGATTGGACTGCACCCGATCTTTCACTATACGGTGAAGAAGAGGTAGACCCCGAAACCCCATAAATAACTAAAAAAAGTATATCGAGTAATGGCTAAACAATTACTAAACCTTGGCACGGTAGCGAATGATAACACGGGGGATACCCTCCGTGGTGGTGGTGACAAGGTTAACGACAATTTTAATGAGATATATTCCGCAATTGGTAATGGTACTAATTTACAAGTTAGTGTCACGAACCCTGCGGTTGGACAGGTTTTGCGATATAATGGAAGTAGTTTTTTACCGTCAGATCTCACATCATTAACAGCAGCATTAGATGTAAATGGAAATTCTATCATATCCACATCTAATGGAAACATTAGTTTTGCTCCCAACGGAACAGGCGATGTTACTTTCGGTGTTGGTGGTGTTACTTCTACTTTTGATGGTGCGACAGGAAGTATTGATTTCCCCACGAAAGTAGGTTATAAAAATGAATTTGCTGCATTAGGTAATGCACCTGCTGCTGCAAGTTATCCAGGATTCTTCTTTACTGTAGATGGTGATGATAATCCTTATGTAAACATTAATATCACTACAGGTGGTGTTGGTGATGTAAGAGCAAAATTAATAAGTGAATATTCTAGTGTTGATTTATTAGCAGATGTTGATACTACAACTGTTGCTCCTACAAATAATCAAGTTTTAAAATGGAATTCCAGTAGTTCAAAATGGTTGCCAGCAGATGACTCTGCAGGGGTTAGTTCTGTAAACTTATTTGCTACAATTGCTGGTGATACTGGATCTACAACTGCCAATAGTCAGACAGACACATTAACTGTTACTGGTGGTACAAACATTACTACATCTATTACTGGTGATGAATTAACAATAGATTTCTCTGGTAATTTAACAACAACCTTTGCTGCCTTAACAGATACAGATACTACTGGTTTAGTGCAGGGTGATTCATTATTCTATAATGGAACTAATTGGATTCCTACTCGTAGTCCTATTACTTGGTGGGAAGTTAATGCAACTGGTGCTAATGACTACACTATTGCTGGACCTGGATTTGCTAGTGCAACTGTAGATCCAGATCTTTATGTTATGAGAGGTATGACTTATGCTTTTGATAATACTGTTCAAGCTGGTGCTCATCCGTTTAGAATACAAAGTAGTCAAGGTTTAAGTGGTACTCCATATACAGATGGACAAACTGGTAGTGGAACTGCTGTTTTATATTTCACTGTTCCAATGGATGCTCCAACAAATTTATATTATCAATGTACACTCCATGCAGCAATGCAAGGAAATATTATAGTAGTAGGTTAATATAAATGGCAAGAACTGTTTCTGGATCTGGTGCTGTAATTGAACCAATTTTTGATGAAGTTTTTGGGGTTCGTGCGGTAAGAGTAGTTGACGGAGGTATTGGATATCTTGTAAATGATCCACCACGTTTGACTGTAACTGGTTGTGGTACTCCAGATCAAGAAGCATTATTATATCCTATTATTGATAGTGACTCTGGTAAGATTATACACGTTAGGGTATTAGAAAGAGGTAAAGGATATGATCCTCTTAGATTACAAATTGTACCATCACAGGATACACCTAATGTAGTTGATTCTTTTAATATTAATAAGATATGGCAAGATCATCCAAATTCTCCAACTGGAGGAGTGTTTGATGGTACTACAGATAGGGTAACTATCACTTCTGATAATCATCCAAAACCAACACCACTTATAGAAGAACGAGCACCTGGAGGTGGAGTTGGTGCTGATTTTAAACAATATACACCTGGTCAAGTTGATTATAATCCTACTAGTGGTTTGATGGAATTGACCATTGGTACTCATACTCATGCTGTAGGTGAACGTATTAGAATAGCAACTAATTCATTAACATTTACTTGTGCTGAGGATGATCACGCAACAGATCACACATATCCTCGTCCAGGTGATCCAGTACATAACACTGCTATACCAATACTTTCTACTACTTCTACATCAATTACAGTACAAGTATTAGCATCTGCACCAGCAACTAATACAACTGTTCATACATTTAAATCTGCAACCTCTGGTGCAGTTACCATTGGCGAAGCAATAATAGATCGTACTTTTAATCAAGAATTTATCTATAGGGGAGGTAAAGATGTTCCTAACCCTGATACTAGAGAATTTCATCAGGATAAAGCAATTGGAATTTTGGCGAATGGTGCTTTACTTCATACTCCAGAATGGGGACCAGACGGAAGTCCACCTCCAGGATTTACTATTGATACAGTAAAACATAGTCATATTAAAGATAACAGTGCCTATGATGCAGTAATTGATGGGAGTCAATATTATTATCAATCAAGTAAAGTTAATGGAGAATTTGCATTAAAGAATGGTGTGTTTGAATGGGGTAATCAACAGCAGTTTGTTTGGAATATTAAAGTAGAATTTGATAATGTAATGCTTCCAGTTGAAAATGTTGATGAAACATTGGGTACTATTGAAGTTGGAAGAACTGTAGATGAAATTGGTGGTAATGCTAAAGGTGAAATTGCAAAGGTTGTAAGAAATGGTTTAGGTAACATAACACATATTTACCTTAGAGATCTTAAAAATACATTTTCTGAAGATGATGTTCTTTTAGGTTCTACTGGTTTTAGTTTTAGAATTTCTGATCCAGTAATAACATTTCCTAATGGTATTTTCTATATTGATTTTGGTGCTGATGCTGCAGAATTTGGTGCATTTGTACCAGGTCAATATTATTTTTCTCCCGAAGATATTAAAGTACAAGCAAATTATTTGATTATATGGAATCAATCTGATGCCACTAATTCTCCTGGACATCATCATGTAGATGGTCATCCTATGCAATTTAGTACGACACAGGATGGTTTATTAAATGGAGGTACACTTTATTATAATAGTACAGGTGCTAGTGCTGCACCATCTACAGATTATGAGAATGAGATGCAACCTCTATTCATAATGAATAGTGATGAGTCTAATCGTATCTATTATTATTGTAAGAATCATAGATATATGTCTGGGTATGCAGGTCATGAAGGATATATGATATTAGATCCTACTGTTGAGGATCATACACCAACTAACGATTATTATATTACTGACTTCTATGATAATGCTGGTACTCCAGATTATAGTAGACATACTGATGGACACTCTAAGATTTTTGGTATGTCTTATGATGGATATCCAATTTATGGACCTTGGGCATATGATACTAGTGGTACTGCTGTAAGGCAGACATCTGGATATAGATTAAAAACAGGTAATGAATTAGCTGGTGCTAGACCTGATGTAGTAACTGTATCGACAGTAACATACGCTGTAACTGTTGCTAATGGTAAGTATAATATTGATGGATCTGAAGTACCTTTCTTAAATCTTTTAAGAGGTAAGACATACGTTTTCCAACAGAATGATGCTAGTAATGATGATAATCAGATGCTATTATCTGCTACAGAAGATGGTTGGCATGTATCAGGTACTCCTCAAGATTCTACATATCTATACCAAGGAGTTGGTGTTAGTTATTGGATAGATGGTGCTGAGGTAAATTATGCTGCATATAACTCTGGATTTAATGCTGCTACTACAAGAGAGATTAGATTTTTGGTTCCTGTAGATGCACCATTGGCATTATATTTCTTTGGTTATACTACTTCAGGAATAGGAATAAGAACTGTTCAGGATGGATATGTTCTTGGAGATTTAACAGAAGATAATATTTGGGATGATCAAGGAACTCTTGATGAATATAATGGTAGATTTGCTGTAACTCCTGAGTATCCAAATGGAACTTATGCATACTTTATGACTGAAGATGGTTCAGGTAATCCTGTATATCCATATATTATAGGTCCAAAATTCTATGGTGTTCCCACATTTGAAGGAGATACATTAGGTGTTGTTAATAATATATTCCCAGGTGGTGCAGAAGGTGAGATTGTATTGAGTGATGATAATCCAGGAACAATCTCTTATATCAGGATGACTAAAAAAGGTGATAACTATTTTGGTCCTGCAACAGCAAGAATTTTAGGTGGTCAAGGAACTGGTGCTCTAGGTACACCTACTGTACAGACAGTTACTGGTCTTTCATTATTAAATGGTGGTAGAGAATATGCAACTCCACCAACTCTTATATTTGAAGGTGGTGGTGGACAGGGTGCTCAAGGTGCTGCAGAAATTAATACTCTTGGTAAAATTAATACCATATCTATTGTTGATGCTGGTGAGTACTATGAAGAACCTCCATATATTTTAATTACTGGTGGTGGTGGATTAGGTGCAAAAGCAGAAGCAAAAATCTCTCAAGGTTCTATTAGTGAAATAGTAGTTACAGAACCTGGTAGTGGATATACTGCTCCACCAAATATAATCTTTACTAAGTTAGTTAATCTTAAACGTAAGACTAGAGCAAGACAAGCATATAATTCAGGTGCTAATTATCTTACAGGTCTTGTTAAAGATGTTTCTGCTAATGATACAGATATATTTGTTGACAACACTGATGCTTTCCCAGGATCAGGTGAGATTATTCTTAATAAGGAAACCATTGCTTATACTTCTAGAGCAGAAGGTAAATTCTCTGGTTTAACTAGAGGTGTTAATTTTAATTATGATCAGAGGATAATATTAGATAGTACTCAGAATGATAATCAAGGTATTTCAACTTATAAGTTTAATGTTGGTGATAGAGTTATAAGAAAGATTGAGTCTGCTGGTAACAAAGTTGCTAAGGTATATGATTGGGATCCTTCTACAAGAGAACTTCTCGTTACATTTGAAGTTGATGAATTAGCATTCATCGATGGTGGTATTCCATCAACAGAAGATGCTATTGTACAGTTTGATGCTGGAATTGCATCGAGTGCCCCTGCTGGATTTAACCCTCATATTCTTGAAGATGATGAAGATGGACCAGGTATTGTTACTTTAACTGTTCCTATAGGATTGATAGCAGAGAAGAAATTTGAAGATGATGATGAACAAGATGGTGCTGGAGATGGTATACCAGATCTAGTTAATGCTGGAACTGATTTTGAAGATCAGATCTCTCTTGATGGAGGAATATATAATTCATTATATGGTATTGAAGAAACTCTTGGTGGACAGAATACTACATTGTTCCAGATAGGTAACCAGATAAAAGATGCAAGTATACCATTTAAATATTCAACAGTTAGTGCTGCAGGAGCACTAAGTGATGGTGTAGAACATACAGCAGAAATTAAATTATATCTAGATGGTCCAACTGGTAATGGAATAGCATTTGGTGTTAATGAATTGGTTACGGGATCTGTTTCTGGAGTTAGAGGAACAGTAGTTTCTTGGGATGTTCTCAATTCAATATTGACATTGAAAGATATCGTTCCATATAACACAGGAAATGTTAATGTCGGTATGGGTGGGTTGTTATATGAGTTTTCACATAATAGCACTATAATAGATTTCGTTATTCAGGATCCAGGTACTAACTATACTGCAATACCAACATTAGATATTCAAGGTCCAACTTCACCTGAAAATGAGGTTAGGGCAGCTGGAACTTTCTCACCAACTTGGAATAATAGTCCAACAGACATTCCTTGGGGTGGAGGAATTGGTGACATACAGGCAACTGGAACTGTTACTATGACAACTGCTGGAGACCAAATTGGTGATATAACTATCACTAATGGTGGATATGGATATAAACAATCTGTAGATGCTTCATTCCATACTCACCCATTCGTTGTTTTCCAACGTTCTGGTTCTGATACCACTGGTGCAGGTGCTAGGGCACAAGCAATATTAGGTGGTGAAAACGCAGTTGGTAATGGCGGTGCGGTATATAGAATTAAGAGAATAGAGTATAACACATCTATTCGTTCGTAATACACATAAATAAACAAGAGGACAATAGTCACTAGAAAATGGCAGCTCTATTAACTGATCAATTTAGGATTTTTTCAGCATTAAAATTTATTAAGGCATTAGAAGGTCCAGACGCAACTCAATCCGATACGGATGCAGGGGCTACACGAGATCGTGTATACCTTTTTATAGGTAGACCGCAATCGTGGGATAATGAAAACTCGCCTCCACAGGCAGTTGATTCATTCTCTGAATTTTCTGGTTCTTACGATGACATGATATCGTTGAAGAGAGTCCTCGCTTCTGATACTGTTCAAGTCTCTCGTAGGATTGACTGGGTTTCCCCAGAACAAACTACTGGTGGATTGGGTTTTACATACGATATGTATCGCCACGACTATTCACCAACTAAAACTGCTGCTTCTGGTGCTACTAAACTATATGACTCTGACTTTTACGTTGTAAACAGTCAGTATCAGGTTTACAAATGTATCTACAACGGTACTTCTCCTTCTGATCCTAACGGAAAACCTTCTACGGTTGAACCTACTGGTACATCTACCTCTATTGTTACAACTGGAGATGGATACAGATGGAAGTATATGTACACTATCCCTGTTGCATCTGTTCTTAAGTTCTTCTCGAACGACTATATGCCTGTGTTCACCAATGATGCAGTAAAGACAAATGCTGTTGAAGGTGAAATTGATACTGTAGTTATTAATGCTGCAGGTACAGGTTACAACAACGGTACTTACGATAATGTTTCTATTAACGGTGACGGTACTGGCGGTAGGGTCTCTATTGTTGTCGATGGAGGTAAAATTATTTCTGCTACTGTTACTAGTGGTGGTACTGGATATACCTTTGGTAAAATTTCTGTTGACAATATTACTGGTATTGGTACTGGTCAAGGTGGTCAGGTCGATGTAATCATCCCACCTCCAGGTGGTCATGGTAGTGACACTGTTATCGAACTTGGTGCATTCCGAGTTATGATTAACGCTAAACTATCATATGATGAAGGTGCTGGAGACTTCCCAGTTGATAACGATTACAGAAGAATTGGTTTAATATCCAATCCTCTTAAGTTTGGTACAACTGAGTTGATATCAGATCTTACAGTTTCTGCTACTAAAGCAGTTATATTCAATCCAACATTTCAAGGTAACTATGTCCCTGACGAAATTATCACTCAAACTAGAGTTGTTGGTGGTACAAACGTTACTGCACGTGGAAGGGTTATATCCTGGAATGCCACAACAAAAGTTTTGAAATATTATCAGAATGAAGTTGATGGTATTTTCCCAGAAGTTACTGGTACACAGAATGAGTTTGATGGTTCCAATGTAATAAGTGGAGCAACTTCGGGTGCTGCTGGTCAACCAGACGTAAATTTCCCTGCTGTTCCAAACTCTTCTTCTAGAACTATTAACAACACTGAATATGATTTGGGTATGAGATTTAATTCTGGATATGCAAAACCAGAGATTAAGTCAAATAGTGGTCAGGTTGTTTACATAGATAATAGGAGAGCAATCAGTCGTGCAAACGACCAAGTAGAAGACATTAAAATCGTAATCGAGTTCTAAACGAATGGCACAAAATACTAACTTAAACGTAACACCGTATTACGACGACTTTGATAAGAGTAAGAACTTTTATCGAGTGCTGTTCCGACCTGGATTTCCTATACAGGCAAGGGAACTTACAACAATGCAATCTTCGATGCAGCATCAGATCGAATCGATTGGTACACATTTATTCAAAGATGGTGCAAGAGTTATTCCAGGACAAGTTGGTTATGACTTAAATGTTCAGGCAATACTGTTACAAGAATCTTTCCTTGGTAGTGATGTTGAAACTTATAGAACTCAGTTAGACGGAACTATTATTGAAGGTTTAACAACAGGAGTTAAAGCAAAAGTT